TTGATAGATTATCTCCAGATGTTACATACAAGTTTGGAATTTCTATATTATTATGCTGCAAGTTAACTCTAGCCTTTTCTAGGTTAACATCTGAAATGTCTACTCCATCAATTCTTTCAAACTTACTGTTAAATTTTACAATGTTTCTTCCTGGACCACATCCATAATCTAATGCCACTAGACCAGAAGTATCAAAGTCTTTAAAAAGAAACTCATCATAGTCTTTCCAGTTATTGTGAGCATCATATGATCCAACTACTGGATCTCTAAAATCTAAAGACCACTTAGCAGCATATTCATCATAGTAATCGTTTTGCATTTTTAAATAGTCTTTCTTACCTTTTTCCATTATATCTCCTTGTTATTTTCTAAAAAGTAATTTAAGTCTTCAGGGGTTCCAATTCCCCACATCTTATCAATAGTTTTCAATCTTACCTTTTTTCCATCTTCAATTGCTTCATTAAAAACAGGGCAAACATAAAATTCATTATTAGTTCTAATGTTTTTATCAATCATTTGATTTGCATACTTAACGTAATCAGACCCGTGTTTCCAGTAGTATATACCAACTGTTGCATTATCAGAAATTGGATTCTTTTCTGCTACCTCTGAAACAAAACCATCTTCCCCAACTTTTGCAAAAGACCACTTTGGATGAGTTGCTTTAAACGAAAGTATTCCACCGTCTATATTGCTAGCACCAAACTCATACAGTGCTTCGTTGGAGTCCCATTCCACATACTGATCAGAGTTAGCCATTAGAAGTGGCTTTTCGTTATTGATAAGCTCTTGAGCAAGTAAGGTTGTACAAGCAGCACCCTCAGTCATTCCATCAACAATAACTATGTCGCAGTCTGGAGCAATAAGGTTAAGAAGTTGCTTAAGATTATATTTTTCATAATGATCTTTTTGTACTAAGAAGATATAGTGTGCATCAATGTTAAGATTTTCAACAATTACCTGGATCATTGGCTTACCATGAACTTCAATCAATGGCTTTGGAAATGTATAACCTGCCTGTGAAAATCTTGAACCTGCACCAGCCATAGGTATAAGAACATTCATCTCTTTATTTTTCCAAGGCACTTGTCCAGTTCTCTCTTTCTTTTCAAATTTTTCTATAAACTCTATGAATATTGTATCATTAAGATCATAGGAATCTTTAACTGGGTATAGGTTTGCTCCAGAATTTAAAGCTCCTTGCCTCCCAATGTGAGAGTCTTCTATAATTATTGTATCTTTTGGAAATGCATCTAATGCCACCATGCACTTCCAGTACATTTCTGGGTGTGGCTTTGGATGCCAAACATCCTCATTGCTAACAATGTAATCTACTAAATGAAGCACCTGGATTCCATGCAAAGACTTTATAATAGTCTCTCTAATACTATTAGATGCTATGGCAATTTTCCAACCTTCAGATTTTAGATACATCATAATATTTATAGCTTTAGTATTTACTGGAAGATTTTCAAGCATTAAGAAAGTTTCTTCTTGCTTATCTTTCCATACTTTATTATGAGAGTCTTGTGGCAGCCCTTTTTCTTGAGTAAGCATAGAAAGTTTTTTCTTAGTATTTAAACCATCATATTTTGACAGATGCTCTTGATATGATATTTTATATCTTGGATCAACTTTTTCTAATGCATTGTTTAGAGCTTTATAATGTAAATCTTTTGAATCAATTAGCACACCATCTAAATCAAATATAACTAATTTATTACTCATCTTTGTGGACCTGCATGTCTATGCCATTTGTTATGTCTAACAATACTTTTTCCATTGCATTTCATAACATACTTATTTCTTACCCTGTAAGACCATTCAACATCTTCTTCTTCGTTCCATCCACGACTTTCATCAAGTGGTTCTTCAATCATTACATGACGCTTTACCATAAAGAATCCACCAGAGATATACATGTACTGAGTTTGAGACCAGTCATTATAGTTTAAAGACCAGGCTCTGCCATGACCTGGCTTATCCCAAAGAGACCAATCCATAGGATTTCTTGATCCAGTAATTAAGTATTGCGGGCAAGAACAAATTTCCCAATCAGTTCCAAACTCAACAAAGTTTTTGTACCAGTCTTTATCAAAGATATGATAGTCATGCATTAGAACTATATTGTCATATTTAGCTTCTTTTACAAGCATATTCTTTTTTCTTGTAATCCATCTTTCTTTAACTGATTCATCAAAGTCAATCTTTTTAATATCTTTTCCATCAATACCAGAGCTATCTCCACCACCAACAAACAGAATTTCATATTCTGGAATATCAAGATTACGAATGCTCTCTATGATCTCTTGAAGTCTTTGCTTATCTTCATAGACAGTTATTATTCCAAAGGTCCATTGAATGTCATTCATTTATAAAGCCTGTCGCTATAACAGTTACTAAAATACCATCCTCAAGATCTTCATCTAAGACTGTTCCAAATATAATGTCAGCGTCTTCATGGGCTTTTTCAGAAACAAGTGATGCGATCTTATTAACTTCTTGCATTTTAATTTGTCCAGATGATGCAATTGAAATCAAAACTCCAGTTGCACCATTAAGATTTACGTCTAAAATTGGACTGGTTATTGCTTTATTACCTGCAATCTCTGCACGATCCTCGCCATCTGCATACCCAATCCCCATAAAGGCTGCTCCAGCATTTTTCATAACTCTTTTTATATCTGCAAAGTCAATGTTAATTTGACCAGGGGTTGTAATTAAATCTGACACTCCTGCTACAGCTTTTAACAAAACATCGTCAGCTTCTTTAAAGGCTTCTTCCATAGAAATATCTGGATCAAGCATAGAAATGAGATTTTCATTTGGAATAACAATTAGTGTGTCAACTTCCTTACTAAAATTATTAATTCCCTCTAAGGCATTATTCATACGCTTTTTGCCCTCAAACCCAAATGGGGTAGTTACAACGCCTACAGTAAGGGCTCCAGCCTTTTTAGCACAGTTTGCAACAATAGGTGCAGACCCAGTTCCAGTTCCGCCACCCATTCCAGCAGTAACAAAAACAACATCTGCTCCTGTAACAACTTCAGAAATTTCATTTATGCTATCTTTTGCTGAAAGTCTTCCAATATTTGGATCTGCTCCAGCACCAAGACCACCAGTTCTATCTCTTCCAATATCAATTTTAACATCTGCCAAACTTGGCATTAATGCTTGAACGTCAGTATTGACTGCAATGAATTCAACTCCAGATAGTCCAGACAAGATCATGCTATCTACAGCGTTTATTCCACCGCCACCACAACCAACTACTTTTATATCTATTAAAGAACTCACTATTTAATTATACCTTAAAGACTATCCTATTTCTTTTCTTAAGTCTGCCCACATACTTCTAGTTTCTTCTATCTTCATTATGGCATCTAATACTGTCATTTCCATTAATTCATCTACATCCATACCAATTTTTTCAGCAAACTTTATCATTTTTGTAAGAAACATTATCTGAAGCTGTCTACTGAGATGTAAAGAGATTCTGCAAAGGATGCATTTTCTACAGCAAGATCAACTATGTGAGACTTCTTGCTTTTATCTCCAAGTTGTCTTGTAAGTAAGTACGATGCCAGGGCATGGGAATACTTATTGACAAACTCATCTACTGTGTATAAATTATTTTCATAGATAATTGTTCTTTCATCTTTTACTTCTTTTTTATTTTTCATTCAACATTGTCCTAACTATTTCAAGAGCCATAGTGACACCATGAACTGGTAGCCCTAACTTGACTCGCTCATCTCTAACATATTCTATTCTATTTTGCAAGGAAAGTAAAGTATTGCTTTTAACAAAACTATTAATTGATTCTAGTTCTCTTACACGATCTTTATAATAATAAACATCATCACACATTAAATTAAATCTTCTGTTAGTCGCTCAAACTGTGGCAAGGTTTCTAAGTTATCAAAAATACCCATTTGGTTGTGTGGCTCAGCAAGATCACTTTCATCTTCATAGTCGTCCCATACTGCTGTATACATATCTGCATAGTCATATAAGGGCTTTTCAACCTTGTGTAATATACTTAACATTTTATTTGCAAACCATCGAACTATTGGTCCAGCATCTTTTTCATGATATAATTCAAATTCCATTTTAAACTGCTCCCTTAATTTCTTTAACAACATCGTTTAAAGAAGTCTTTGTTAAAAACATCTTAAACTTATCAAAGATACTAGGACTAATAATATCATAGTGTAAAATTACTTTTGGACTAGCGTATCCCATAGGGCAGCCAGGACTGACTTCAGCAACTGGCTCACCAACAACCATTGGATTTGACTTTATAACTTTAATAGCCATGTCTGCTGCAAGTGCAAGGTCTGTATCTTTTTCAATATAGTTTGAATACTCTCTTTTGCTTATTCTAACTTTCATCTATAATTCCTACTTTTTCCATCTGATCTAATAGGACTAACTCTTTGTTTTAAATACTCATCTTCGTGCTGTAAGTATAGATGTACAAATAACTTTTCATAATCTCTATCGCTAAGAGTTCCATTTTCTTCTTGATATTCTTTTAACATTTCTTTAATCTTTGCAACCAATGACATTATACAACCCAGGGATCATCATATTCGTGCAGGATTATCGGAGTTAGCTCGCCCATCCAAGCACCTTCACAATTATACAATATATATTCATCAGCTTCTTCAAAACTCATATCATCACGATCAACAAGAATTTGCATCATCTTTATAAATGAATATGTTGCAAGAGTTGGCTGCCCACATCTTTTAGATAGACCTATGAATGCTTCTTCAAAACCATCCATAACCATAATCTCTTCATCATACTGAGATAAGAATTGTTCTAAACCTTCTTTATTCATTACCATCCACCAAGGCATTCCTTAGAGTGAGTGTGGATCCAGAAGTTTCCCTCCATGTGTTTTTTAGTAGGAGCATATAGTTCTGTACTACATGCACCACATTCAAAATACCATTCTTCTGAAAAGAAATCATACTGGAATCCTTTAGTCATCGTAAATTACATATCGTATGCTAGACAAATCATTGTTATCAAGCATTTTTTGTTCTTGTATCTTAGTTCTTGCAGCATCTTCTGCATCTTCTCTTGAAGCAAACTTAACATTCTTTAATCCACAAACAACTTTTTCCCATTCATTAACAGAAATTCTTCTTTGCACAGAAGCTTTCCAGAATGTTCTATTCTTATTTAAACTTATTACTGCACGATATTGATGTTCATTAACATGCATCGGATCTCTCGTAATTCCAAACACTTTATCCTCCTGTACTATAAAAGCCTTTTCCTTTAAAGGCAATTCCTCCAACACTAAAAACTCTTTTAATGTTGCTACCGCAATCTGGACAATTTTCTGGATCAGGATCGTTCATACCCTTTACCAACTCTTTGTTGTCCTCGCACTTTTCACATGCATATAAATATACTGGCATTAATATACTCTACCAAACTTTTTGTATTTTGTCAATATTGAAACGTCCCCCTTTCGGGGGACATCCAACTAAGCCCAGGGATCAGGCTCTTCTGCTCCAACTGAAACTGTTGAGTTTGAAACATTGCTAGTCTTATTAAATGTTCCAGACTTAATTGATAGTGATGGACCAACATCGGTTGCATCAATTTCAAAGGCATTGCCCTTAGTTCCGTCTTTTCTATCAAATTCACGATACTTTAACTTACCATGAACGATTACTTTATTTCCTTTTGAAAGATTTGATGAGACATTTTCTGCCAGAGTTCTCCAACATACAACATCATAAAATGCCGTGTCTCCATCTTTCCAAGTTCCATCAGAATCTTGGAATCTTTCTGTACTTGCAAGACGAAGCTTTGCAAGAACTTTACCTGAGCCAAGATCCTTCTTTTCTGGATCTTTAACCAGGTTTCCTATTACCGTAATTGTTGTAGCCATTTTTACTCCTTATAGCTGTCTTTCATCATTATACTTGATATCTAGAATTGGGTCAAGTGAGACATTCGCACCTAACGACTCTAAGATATTTTTTACTTTCGTCATATACTGTATACAACGAAGCCTTTCATTGTCATTTAAATGCCTCCAATGACTTTCATAAAATTGGATAGCAAGGAAATGATCATAGTCTGCAATTGAAATTTGAAAATCTTTTGGGGGCTTTACAGATCTAACGGCATGTCTCATCTTATCTGTATACATTACTTAGCCTCCATTGTTATTCCAGACCAAATACTAAACCAGTCAGTCTTTTCTTTATGACTATTAAATTCTTTAGATATTTTTCCGCCCTCCAAATAAACGCCACCCCAAACACCCCACTCAGCATTGCTAACTCCGTATGCTAAGCACTGTCTTTGTGCTGGACACTTTATACACAAAAGATCTACTTTTTTGGAAACTTCTGGATTTTCTTCATATTGATCAAAGAAAAGATTTGTATCCATATTAAGGCATAAAGCTTTTTCATCAAACTTGTACATCGCCCTTCCTTAATATAGAGTCTGGAATGTCCCATACTCCACCAGTATTTTCAAACACAACTTTCTTGTGCCAAGTAGAATCAACAAAAGCTGCATTCTTTTTTAGACTAGCTTGTTCATCTTTTTCAAGAAAAACAACATTCCAGCCATCCCATGTTAAATATGGGTTGCTGCTTACAATTGATTCCATTTTATCTAAATCAGATACTTTCATTCATAGATCTTTCTGTGCTAATAATTACTGTTAAAATCGTAACAATAAATTGGAATATAAACATTAAAATAAATCCTATTTGATCTGTAGCAATACCATACCACAAAGTAACTATTTGATAAACTATCCAACATACAACCATAGCAGCTATCTTTGCTACACTTGTTTTTAGAGTTACTGCTAAAAGCATTGACAGATAGAATAGACTATACGATGCAAAAATTATTAAAGACCATGCTGTTAAACTCATTTAATACCTAAATATTCCCATCTCAACATCTTCCTGATGTTCCATGTATGTAGCAAACTTTGACAATGGCTCTTTTGGCAAACTAAAGTATGCATAGTATGTAACATGCTCTACATTTTGCTTTACCCATTGTTCATTTATTTTAGAAAAAGAAACCTTAAAACCTTTTTGCTTTAAATAGTTTTCTGCAGAGTTACAAAATGCTGCAGTAAAATTATTAATCTTATGTGGTCCAAGACTCCACACTTGTATTTGATTATTTTCATTTGGAGTTGACAAAGCTACTGTCATTGCTCTCATAAATATCTCATAATCAGAGAACTCTTTTGTTCCCTCAACTACAATAACCATGGTAAATCCTTTTCTATTAAATACTATTATACATTTTTATCTGACAAATGTCAACTTTAAACTAGCTACTTATGGTATCAATTATTGAAAGAAGATTGTTTACTTCTTTTTCGGAAAGGTCAAAAACATCCACTCTTTCAGCATTCTCATTAAGAATTCTTCCATCCTTGCCAATATTTGCTTTATATAGAATATTGTCTATAACCCAGTATGCACTATTATCCTGAATGGCAACCCTTACAGTCCCCTCATCTAAAATTTTACATAGCTGACTTTTTCTAAAAAATCCTTTAAAAGAAATTAGTAGGTCGTCTTCTTTATTTTTTTGAATCAAAGAAAATATTGTAATAAATAGGTTTATTGCAAAAAAGTTTATACCAATCAAACATGCTGATATTCTTTGTAAGGGAGATAACTTTTGCATATAGCCTCCTATTATTTATAAAAAGAAAATGGTGAATCTGTCCAAGTGTCATCTGATTTGGATGCTCTTGCATTTTGGATTGCTTTCCATTTTTGTGTTGACCAAGCAAACCCAGAGTCTCCACCCCAAAGTAGCCAGGCTATCTTTCCATTTGATGGACGTTCTGCATTGTCCCAATCCTTACCCTGCTTGTCTACCTCGTGTCTTGAAAAAAATGAATACATTCTAGCAACTGTTTCAGGGCTAAGATCTCTGCCATTAACTAGATCACGAGCACGAGCAACTCCTACTGCAGTTCCACCTCTACCAAACTTTGCTCTAAGTTCAAGACCTCTTCTAGCATTGTTAGCCATAGATTCAGTTGGTTTTAAATCAATGTCCGAAACATCTCTTTTTTCTACACTAAAATCTTTTCTTGCAGACTTTGGCTTCCATTCTTCTGGAAGTAAATCGGTTCTGTTAAGTGCTTCAGCTCTTCTTATGATGTGATTACGAGCCCTTGCGTAATTTGATGCACGACCAACTGCTTGGACTGCATTACTTAAATCTGCTGCAGTAACAATTGGAAAAGATCCGTCAGGCAAAGCCATATCTCTACGAGCTAACATCTGTCTTTCTTTGTCAGAGTAGTCTTTTTTACCCATTGAATGTTGTGGACAATTTTTATCATCACAATCTTCCATCGAGTGAGCTCTTGTATTTGGAACATCATCATTTCCAATAACATCATCATGGTGTGATTTTGAAGTTGACACCCTTAGAGTTTCTACCCTGTGACCAACCAAGGTTTCTGTTGGCTTTCCGTCTCTATAAATTCTAATAAGTGCTGCTGGATTATCTGGAGTTCCTGTAATTGTAAAATCAGAATTAGGAACATTAATAGAACCATTTCTAACAACTCTTACAACTTTTCCTCTTGCAGTTCCACCGCTAGAATTCCAAGAAACCATTTGACCAACTCTAACTGAATCTGCTTTTGACATTTCAGGAATCATTTCTTCAAACTCTTCTCCAGAATTTTTCATATCAGAATTTACATAGCCATCTGGTATTACTGCAAGTCTGCAAGCACCTTCTTCTTCAATTTGTTGTGAGATAATTGCACAAGCAACTGCAGATTTATGAAGTGCACAGTTTCCACACTTAACGCCAATAGAAGCATTTTGATTTGTAGAACCATCTTCATAACCAATCCAGATACCTTCTGACTGATCTAGTGGTCCAAGCTCTTCTGTTAATTTTAATAATGAATCTGCAAAGGCTTTTTCATCTTCTGAAAGCATGTTGTAGAGGGGTTCGCCTTCCCATTCTGCTGATTTAATGACATCCATAACTACTATTATATCTTATCTTTGGTCATAATGTGCAAGAAGTGTTTCAAGAAAAAATCTTTCATCATCAGTAAAAGTGTTAATATTTTCTTTTATAGATTTTACCTGTTCTGGAGTAACTCCAACAATTGTCTGTCCTTCAGTAAATACTATGTCTATAACATCTTTCATCCACAACTGACTAGCCATTTCTCCAACGGCTTCATAATGTGCATAATAAAGTTCTGGATAAAGTTCTTTACATTTTGAAGTAACTTTATATGTAAACTGATCTGATATAGAATCATACCCCATAATTTCCATAGCACCTATTTCAATAAGATACTCAATCATTTCTGATAATTCCTCGCTACTCATTTCTTCATTATCTTCCATGAGGTAACGACTCCTTTACAGTTAGTGGAGACACTCTTGTATACATAGATTCTTGATATAAATTACAAAGAAAGTCTACTCCAGTATAAGAGCATCCACTTCCAATACCACCTTTAATATCTTTAAAAATATCTTTTACAGATCCCTTATATGGAATCATTGCAGAGACTCCTTCGGCAACTGCAATATCTTTATCTTTATTAGCTTCTTTACTAGCCATTCCTCTAAATGCTTTAAATTTTTTATCACCTTTAAAATGTAAAGACCCTGGAGATTCGTCAGTGCCAGCCAACATTGATCCAAGCATTACGGAATCTGCTCCTGCTGCGAATGCTTTAATTATGTCTCCAGTATTTCTAATTCCACCATCTGCAACAATTCCAGCCTTTAAGCCAAACTTATCTTTTGCTTCTCGCACGTTTATAATTGAAGATAGTGTTGGAATACCATGACCAGATACGAGTCTTGTGGTACACATGCTACCGCCACCAATACCAACTCTGATAGAATCAGCACCTGCAACATCTAAAGCAATATACCCCTCTATTGTTGCAACATTACCAGCCATAATATGAACACTACCTCCTACAATATTTTTTAATCTTACAACTGCATCAATTGCCATTTTACTATGACCATTAGCAGTATCAATTAAAAGCATTGATGCTCCTGATTTAATTAACTTATCAACATGCTCTTCAACAAAAGTAGTTGACAATGCTGCACCAACAGGAAGTCCAAGATCATTATGGCTATGAACTTCTTCAACCATTTTTATTTGCTTTTTTGCTGACATAAATCTATGAATAATTCCAATACCACCAGATTCAGCAATTGCAATTGCCATATCTTTTTCACAAACAGTATCCATAGGAGATGCAATTACTGGAAAGTCTAGCCAAGAACTTCCACCAATATGCATCTTTAGATCTACAAGCGACCTACTTACAACTTCTGAGTATTGTGGAACCATAAGAATATCGTCAAAACAAATATAGTTATTTGCTAAATATTCTTTCACAAACTTAGCCATTCTGGATGGCTTAAAGTCCATTCAACAGTTTTTCTAATTGACTCTTCTAGTGGCATTGGGGATACCCAGCCAGTGTCAGCAATCTTTTTTCCGTCTAAAGCATAACGCAAGTCATGCCCTGGGCGTGATGAATGGAAATCTTCTAACTCATAACGTAATGGCTTTCCAACTGCTGAGGCAATCATTTGAGCCATTTCTAGGTTGTCTACTTCTCTTTCGCCAACAATGTGAAACTTTGCTGGTACATCAGATTCTCCATAAGCTGGGAAATGTTGCTTAAGAACATGCAAAAGACCGTCTGCCTGATTTCTAGCATGTAAGTAAAAACGACTTCCAATCTCACCTTCTGATGATGCATGGATCTTCATAGTTTCTCCATTAAGAACTTTTTTAATTACCATTGGCATAAACTTTTCAGTGTCCTGAGTCTCACCAATAATGTTCATGGTATTTGTAATTGCAATTGGAACTCCATAGGTTCTCCAATATGAAAACGCAATACTTTCTTGTGCTGCTTTAGAAGCAGAGTATGGGTTGCTTGGAAAGTATTGGTCTACCCACTCTTTATGAGCATGTCCTTTTGGAGCTGGACCGTAAACCTCATCAGTTGAAATATGCAAAAACTTTTCTGGCTTTGCAACTCTTGCCCAGTCAAGTATATTACAAATTAAAGAAACGTTATTTAGAATAAATGGAGTTGGCTCTTCAATGCTTCTATCAACATGACTTTCACTTGCTACGTTAATCACATAATCAATTTGACCAAACGCATGGGATGTTACTGGAGAAATTGGAGCAGTAAGGTCTGTCTTAATTACTTTAATACGCTTATAAGCATCTGGGAAGTCGTCACATGCAACATTAATTCTATCTGTTAAACCTTTGTGTGTAAATGTTGTTGGACAAACTATAAACCAATCTGTATTCACCAACAAGTGTCTAAGCACATGGCTTCCAACAAAACCACTTGCACCTGTTAAAAGAACTCTTTTACTCATTATTTTTCCATTTCTACTAAATTAAATTAAAATTCATAAGATACTCTTTGATATCTTCTGTCATCTCAGGTTTAGATTTTACCATTTTACTATCATCCTTGTCAACTTTAGGACGAGATTGATAGGTATGAATTTCTACTTCCTGAATTTTTTCTCTTCTTGTATGGCTGATTGCATTATATACAGATCCACACATAGCGTCTGCAAGGTCCTTGGACTTTTTTCTAGGGTGATCTACCCTATTATTATTCATAATTCTAAGTTCCTGCATTTCCTCAAGTAATAAATCTATTTGAGGTAAAACTATTCTTTCTTCATAAACAAGCATAGAAAGATCTTCATAGTGTTTCTTAGCCACAGATAGTGTTTCTGTTTTTATGCCCACACTACTTAGGTCTCTTTGAATATCAAAAGAATTCCAACGGTCAAATGTTACTAGACCTAAGTTAAACCCCAGCCTTCTCAAATTTATAATCCAATTTTTTACTTCTGATAAATCTACTGGACCTTCTTTTCTAGGCTCCCAATACACAATTGCATCAACCACAACAAATGGAACAATCTGTTGATAATCATTAAACGATTGCAGACTTACCCACCTATCAATGTGGGCAATTGACACAGCACACTTATCATGCTTTTGTGCAAGGTCAGCATGGACATAATAAGTTACATCTGGGTCTGGCTGAAACGATTCTTCAATTCTTTTAGAAAGATCAATTGGATTATGTTTTTTAAAAGCCATTCCAAGCTTCTCTCTATTTTTAAAGAAAGCATCAGAAGAGGTAGTTGGCATACAAGCAAAACGCATTAAAGCATCTGCCATGTCTGTAAAGAAAGCAAGTTTAAAATCTTCAATCTTTCTTGTAGGATTAATCTCCCAGGTAGGTCTTTTAAGTGCAAAGACTCCAGGAAGCTTGTAGGAATTAATATGATCTTCATCCCACTCTACAGTAAACTTATTTTGCGGGTCATCTTCTGATAGTGCAGGATTCAAAATAAACTCATGGGATCTTACAATGGTTTCTTTTTCCGCAATAACATCATCATACCTTGTTGAAATAAAGTCACCTTTAAAACGAGGAAATGAAAGAAGGACTACCTTGCCAAAGTCTGGGAAGCGAGAGTCAACAGATCCACGGAATGCTTTATAAATATTGTCAGCAGTCTTAGCATGATCATTTCCACTTGCAGACTCCATTGCAAATCCAGAAATTTCATCAAGAATTGCAAGCATTAAGTTTAGACCTTCAGCAGACTCTCTTTCTGAGTGTCCAGAGTACACGGTGATAGCCTTATCAAATTCAATACTGTCAATCTTTGGTGGAGAAAACTTTCCTGCAAACCACGGAGAGCCTTCTATCTTACTTCTAAATCCTTTAAAGAAAACATTCTTAGCCTGTTGAGCATTGATAGCAACATTCATAATATCAATAGCATCGTTGGAAGGTTTTCCAAAATATCTTGATGGATCTTTTAAGCATAGTAACTTATAGACTAAATAAGAACACCCAACGGTAGATGTATAATCTTTTCCACTACCTTTTCCAAGCTGCATAATGATTTCGCTCTTAGTATATTTTTTGTAGTGTTCTTTACCAGCCTCTTCACCCATGTATCTAATCAAATCTTTTTCTTGATAAATTTGGCTCATGCATTCAACAAGAGTATATTGATACTCTGATAAATCTGGTTGATTTAAATACTTTTCACCTGTAACAAATGTTACAACGTCAACTGGAGTTTCTGAAAATGGTGACTCATCAAGAGCCTCCATAAAATCACTAATATCAATTGTCAATTACAACTACCCCACCCTCATTAACTTGAGAAAGTTTTGTTAAAACTTTTGGTCTACAAGAGTCGCAGGATGAAGTTACTTCTTTAAGAATACTTATAAGTATTTCTTGCTTTCTTTCTGTTTCTAAAAGTTCGTCTGCCAACTCTTGGTTGTCTAGGAGTCCAGCTTTTTGCAACATCTCAAGTCTTTTGCTTTCAATATCAGCGATAAGTTTAATAGATGTTGTCTTGGCAGTTAGATTTGCAGTTTGATCTGCAGAGTCAATAACTTCATAAGCTTTTTTAATTAGTGAAGAGTAATGCTGGTCTGCACCAGCAAGGGCTTCTTTTGCACGAGCATGGATAGCTTGGTTGTTTGCAGCCATAACTCTCCAGTCAGTAAGTAGCTCTGTAACTTTTGCTCTTGGAAGGCTTAAAATTTTTGCAATCTCTGAGGCATCTGAACCTTTTAGGTACTCTGATGCAACCTTGTTAACAAGATCTAAATGATTAACTAACGCTGCTTCGCTTGACACGCTTACCTCTCTTCTTTACTGCCTTAACCCTGTCAGGATAAAAAGACCTAGTTGGTCCAGACATATCCTTCAGCATTTGAAAGCAGTCTATCCATTCTACACCATTTTCGGGATTTTTGACTAGACATTGAAACTTAAAGATAGCTCCATACTCTCCAGTAATCTTAATTAAGTCACCCTTACTTACTTCATGACCACTCTCAGTAATCATTGAGAACTTTCTTTCAAACCTATCTAAATAAGTTATTTTTCTTTTAGCCACGCTTTTTAGCCTTCTTTAGCAACAAGTATCCAATTAGATCGTCTTCGTCATTGTCTCCTGCATACAACTTTTTATTTTTAATTCTATTTAACTTATCATCAATACGAACATTCAATTGTTCCATATCGTCTGCATTGCTAAAGATACGAATAGGGTTTAGGGCAGAATTTCCATATGCCACATTTTTTTCTAGCAGCATCTCTGTAATTTCTAAACAGGCAGCAAGGATACTGTATCCAGCTGGTGCAGTTTTAGAAAGTTCAAGAATCTTTTTAATCTTATCTTCATTCTTGTTTGCAAAGAATGCTTCTGATGGATATTCAGCCATTATTTCCTTCTACTCTTTCTTAATCCAAACTTGCCAAGATAGACATAAACAGTTTCAACAGAAACTCCACACTCTTTTGCAATATCTTCTGGTGTTTTCTTGTCCATTAAAAATCTTTTTCTTAGCCAATTTTCATTAGTGTACATTTTCATAATATCATTATATCCTTTATAAGTCAAGTTTAGTAATCTTATTCCAGTTATTTGTTGCATACCATCCAATAGCTATTGCATCTGCAACATCATTGTCATCTACATCAGTCATAAACTCTATATTGACAAGTCTGATAGTTCTATTTTTTCTAAACTCTCTTTCTTTCCCCTTGTACCAAGAGTCTGACTTTCCAGGAGTTTCTTTTCTTAGTTCAAGCTTTTCATCTTTTGTTAAAACCTTGTTTCCAATCCAGTTTTGCCAGGCAACTGGTACACATGGGTATATATCTTTTACTCCATTAATGTAGGCTGCACTTACGATAGCCCCTTGTGCAAGAGCTAATTGCATTGATGTTTTTGGAGAGTTTGCAAAGATAGTATTTTCAATTACAACTGCTTCAACATTAAACTCTTTGAACAGTGGAGTAAGTTTTTTACAAGCATCTCCAGCTTTTTTATAATGATCGTTTCCAGTAAAATTAACTTTACCAAATTTAATTAACTCATTATTTTCAAATATTGCAAATGCAGCAGATGTAGAAGAAGCATCTATTGACATAAACCTTTTTGGCTTACCAATGTCTTTCCAACTAGGTTTGCTCATAATCAAAGTATCCTTTTATATCTTTCAATGTTTGATCAAGCTTTTTTTTGCTCATCATGCAGCTATTACAAAAACCAATATCATTATAAATACTAATTTCTATACCGCATCCACCAGCACATTTTCTTGACTTTGTAGAACGAGATTTAACTTTTGAAACCTTGTATCTTTGCATAATCTTTTCCTTTGTTGCAGTTGCCCTGCACTCAGGTGAGCAATATATTTGATTTTTATTATTGCTTTCAAAATGATTATCGCATAGTTTACAAAATTTACTCAAGATCTTTCCTTGGTGCTATTTTAATATCACCCTTTGGTTTTGTGCGACATACTGTTTCGAAATCACAACCTTTGCAAACTTTGGAGTTTGAACGGTAAGGATTTTCAGGAAGAAGACCGTCATCGGATGCCTTCTTTACTTCTCTCATCCAATCAAAAAAGTAATTAATAAAATTCTTATAGTGATCAGTTAGTTTAACAGGGAACAAAGAAAGTTCATGACTATTCTTTGACTCATAAACAAGGAATGCAAAACTCTTTTTAAGAATCTTCATGTAAATTAAAAGTTGTTCAACGTGATACTTTCTTGCTTCGCCCTTAACGTTTAGATAATGAAAAGAATCTTCATTAAGTGTCTTAATTTCAGTAAGAATATCCATGTCATTCCATTTAATAATTGCATCTGTTCTACCAGAAATTGGTGGGTCTACATAAGATAAACGCTCTTCATTGGTTACAAGAATGCCAGCAGACTCCATAGCCTTTTCAATACGACCATGACGATCAGTACCACTATCCATATTTGCAACTGAGTACCAGTCTGTCTTTACGTCTGAATCATTTCCTTCAAACCATAAGTACCAAAATCTAGGACACTTACCTGCACCATAGGTTAGCGTTGATGGAGTAAAACTATCTCTTTTCTTAAAGGATGCTTTTCTTTGTAACGCATATCCCTCTTTAATCTTGTCAACAATTGCCTGACTATCAATTAAATTCTCTTCACTCTTTTTTGGTTTTTCAACCAACTTATTAATAAGGCTTTTAGCCATTGTTAATCCTAACTGCATATTTTAATGCATCTACTAGTCTATCCGTTGCTTCTTTAGCTGAATAGTATATATTCTTCTTTGCTCTTTCATCTTTCTTAACATTAGTATACCAGGAAGCAAGCATTGCAAATTTAGCAGAATATGCTTGTAGCTTTACAATTAGTTCAACCCCAACTGCTGCAGGAACATCTGGTTTAGAAATTAGCTTAGCAACTAGCACTAAGGTCTGAGTCAGTTCATCATCCTGCATATGCTCAGATATTTCATTAAATCCATTTACTTGATTTAGTAGTTCAATCGTTGTTTCCATTATTCCTCAATTCTTCAAATACTTCCCATTCAATAACAGCAAGTCTGACTTTTTTATTTCCTTCGCCAATAACAAGCATTAGTGCTGGGTTTTTAGACCTGTCAACCTTTAAGGTATCCGTAACAATTTTTGCCCAGTTATCTTGGCTAATAGAAAATGATTTACTGTATTCTTTTACATCAACAACAAATTCATCATCACTACCATCAGCTTTTACTGCACCTCTGCCAGAATTTTTATGAGCTTTTAGACCTGCTCTTTTAAGCTCTGCACGTTCGCTCACTATGCCCCCCTTGTTAAAATAACTTCAGACATATGCCTATTTGAACAAAGCCAAGTTAGCTTCATATCTTCTCTATAAAATCTTGCAATTAATACTAATTGTTTGCATGAGTGACAAGAGAATTTTCCTCTGTACTCAGAAAAGTTTTTATACATCTAGTTTTGCTTCTAAATCTAAAACTCTTTTAGGGTCTTCTTTTAGCCACTCAATAACTTTTGCTCTACCCTGCAATCGTTCTTCTCCGATAGTGTACCAGGCTCCACCCTTTTGAATAGCACCAACAAGCTCTGCGGTATCAACTAGATCTGCAATCTTGTCTACACCCATAGAGCCATCTCCATCAAAATAGAAGTCGTAAGAACCTGCGACAAATGCTGGACCAGTCTTATTAAAATCAACGTGCCAGTTGACTACACGACCAATTTTAGACTCAATAACTTTGTCTCCTGAAACTATCTTTCCCTTGATTGCCTGATTGTCAGACTCACTTGACCAAAGTTTTACAATCGTGCTACTAAAGAACTTAACAGCGTGTCCACCAGTTGGTTGATGTGAGGCAAACATTGCACCAATATTATTTCTTTGTTGAGAAATTAAAACAAGCAAGGTTGGCTTGTCATTATTATTTGCATAATTAAGCATCTTTACTGCATTGGTCATATCTCTTGCCTCTGCACCAATCTGTTTAGTATTCTCTAGTTGCTTTAACTCTTCTGAATCCTTTTCAAAGTAAATAGCAGGAAGAAGTGCAGAAATAGAGTCAACAATTAGAACGTCTACTCCAGCTTTCATAAGTTGGACTCCAACATCTACCATTTCATTTATACTTCTAGCATTTGAATAAATTAGTTGATCTACATCTACCCCAAGTTTTCTAGCCCACTCTGGGTCAAAAGATGCTTCTGCATCAATCCAAGCACAGACCTTTCCATCTTTTTGTGCATCTGCAATCATCTGTAAACAGAATGAAGACTTTCCTGCAGACTTGTTTCCCCAGATAAGAACCTGACGACCATATCCAAACCCACCTTTGAGGGCATTATTTAAACTAATACTTGGTGTCTTCTGCTTAGTTATTTCAATAGTATTTCCACTTGTTATCTTTTTACGCAACTTAGGATCTAGCTGGGATAAAAAATCATCAATATCTATTTTACTCATGCTAGTACACCGTGCATCTTTGGACGTTCTGTATTTATCTTAGCCTTATTTTTTAAAGACTCTTCAAGAGATAATGATGTATATCCATCTCTAACTAAACCAGCATACAAATCTAAGACTCTAATAATAATGTCAGCTAGTTCCTCTACTACCTGATCATCGCCCTTCTCTTTGCGTATTGCTTCAAGCACCTCAGAGACCTCTGAGTGCACCATTGCAAGTTGCTTTAGATAAAAGATTGTTCCGTTATTGTCATCCCAGAATCCTTTGTCTCTTGCATTTGCATGTAATACTGCTGCAAATTCATCAATAATAATAGCCATTTATAATACTTCCTTCAATGTAATAGTTCCTTCTTTTGTTTCACCAAAATTAATCTTTGCTACTTTTCCAGGCTGACACTTCATGTATCCAGTAG